TTTATCGTATTGGAAGGGGAGAACAAGGAGTGCTATTGGTACGGCCTTACACTAACGATATATGCGCTCATTGGAGGTTTGTAAATGAAACTATCGCTCGCAAATCTGCTGATAAAATCTACTCCATGTTTTGTAACTATAAGGAGCAACAAGACTTCATTGGAATGGATATGGCAAGGAAGTTTCTTGAAATGGGATTTACTCGCTCCCGTAGGTATGCAAATCATCCTAGTGGGAAGAAGTACGCTCGCGATGGTTCCGTATCACCGCAGTCGCCAACCGCACTACACTGTGAAAAGTCCCGTTCTGCAAGCGTTTTCAAACAAATGAGAGACAAGGCAGCATACGATGAAAAGTATGTTACAATGAGAAAAACATGGAGATCACAAGAATGATTTTTTTAGCATGCCCACCAGTTTATACTTTACCGGGAACTTGGAATGATCCAGATAAGATTGCTAGATGTAATGATACATTAATACCACACTTCGCATTTAATCCTGATTATACTTTTGGTATATCAATCGCTGTGATTACAATTGTGTTAGCAGGCTATGGTGTATACAAAGGATTTTTTGCAAACAAAAATCTAACAGATCCATGGGATGATCATGATGACTAAGTTAATAGGAAAAGACGATCCTCTTTACTTTGGGCAGACAAGTGACGAACCCTATGATCGTCATCACTACAAACTTGTATTTAAAGAGAAGTATGTTATACTAAAAACATGGGAAGAAGTCCAAGAATACTGGTGGAACAAAAAAGCATTTGAGAATCCAGTAATCGAGGTCATTGACAAACCACAACCAAAAAAAGGTTTTAAATAATGAGTGATTTTATTTGGGTCGAAAGATATCGTCCCAAACTTATTGATGAGTGTATTCTACCTGATGGCATCAAGAAAACATTTCAAGATTTCTTGAACGCAGGTGAGATACCAAATATGTTATTATCAGGCCCACCGGGGATTGGTAAGACCACAGTTGCAAAAGCACTATGCGAACAATTAGGAGCAGACTTTTATGTCATTAATGGATCGGATGAAGGACGCTTTCTGGACACTGTTCGGAACAATGCGAAGAACTTCGCATCTACAGTCTCTCTTACGAGTGACTCGAAACATAAAGTCATTATCATTGACGAAGCAGACAATACCACTGCCGATGTACAGCTCCTTCTCAGAGCGAGTATTGAGGAGTTCTCTTCCAACTGTAGATTTATCTTCACCTGCAATTACAAAAATAAAATTATTCAACCCCTTCACTCACGCTGCACTGTTATTGACTTTGCAGTTAACAAAAGGGACAAACCAACAATAGCAGCACAGTTCTTTTCAAGGATCAATTATATTCTTGAGAAAGAAAAAGTAAAGAGTGATAAGAAAGTTGTTGCCGAACTTATTAATAAACACTTTCCTGATTGGAGAAGAGTTTTAAATGAGTGTCAAAGATATTCTGTCGGAGGTGAAATAGACTCTGGCATATTAGCATCCTTTTCTGATGTTTCTATAAATGAACTTACTAAAAACCTTAAAGAAAAAAACTTTTCTGAAGTCCGTAAATGGGTCAACGCTAACTTGGATAATGATACTACTTTATTGTTTCGTCGCGTTTACGATAGTTTTTATGAAACCTTGGTCGCTAGTTCTATTCCTCCTGCCATTCTTATTCTGGCTAAATATCAGTACCAAGTAGCATTTGTGGCAGATCAGGAAATTAATATGTTAGCATGTCTAACAGAAATTATGGTGGAGTGTACATTCAAATGACTAAATCAACATTTACTAAAACAAAAGCACAGATGAAATCATCAAGTTATTATCTATTCTGGGGCATAGCAACTGTTGCAGTTGTTGCAGGCCAAGTTTATGTCGGCACAGGATACCGATCAATGTCAAGATCATTAGATGCATGGTTTGAGCAAACCATTAACATTATGATAAAGAAACGTATCATGCAAGAAGCACCTAGAAAACCAGAATATTATCGTGATGATATGGTAATTAGATGATTATAAGTCAACATGATGCAATGTGGGCTGCTGACGAATTTATTAAATATTTTGGTAATTATACTGATACCGAATCATATCTTCGTTCTGTAAAAAAAGCAGTTATTGGTGGTTCTGGATACCTTGATGATCCAAAGAATGATTTCTTTAATGAAGATATTCATCCAGAGGACATGGATTTTGACGTTCGTTTAGTAGGTAATCGTTTTCCAGAAGGTATTCAACAAGAGTATTATAAAAATTTATTAAGATTGGTTTCATCTCATAATAATGAAGATAGTATTCCCGGAAGAGAATTGAGAATGATGGTGCATGAAAAGACAAGTAATAAAGTTGTGGGATTTATTAGATTACAATCACCATTAATTAATTCCAAACCCAGAAATGAATGGTTAGGTAAAGCACCAAATTTGACAATTTTTAATCGTCATACGGTAATGGGTTTTGCAATAGTTCCATCTCAACCCTTTGGATATAATTATCTTGGTGGTAAACTTTTAGCTCTAATCTGTGTTTCACATTATGTTAGAAAGATATTAAATGAAGTATTTCAAAAAGATATCGCTTTATTTGAAACAACATCTCTTTATGGATCTAGTAGTTCTGCGTCACAATATGATGGATTGAAACCTTTTATGAGATTTAAAGGTCTAACTGATAGTAAGTTCGCACCTACTTTACATGCTGATGCTTTTCATACACTTCATGATCGTTTTAAATATTTAAATGATGGTAAACCATTAACAGATAATAAAGCTTCTTCTAAAAAATTAAAACGACAAACAAAAATGATTTCAATTATTCGCAATAGTTTAGAGGATAAGAAAAAACTTAAACAATTTAATGATGTAATTGAGAAAGCATTTAGTTTAACAGAAAAGAAAAGATTCTACATTTCAGATTTTGGGTATGGTAATGTTCGTGAAGTTATAAATGGTGAACAAAGTAAATTAGTGAAAGGACAAAACTGGGATAAATTTGAATTTGATAATATTATCGCATGGTGGAAAAAAAAGGCTGGTAAAAGATATGAAAAGTTGAAACAAGAAAACAGATTCAGAGATAGGGTCGAACTCTGGACAGATGAAGAGGAGATTCAGATTATAAGATGAATAAATTTTCTCCAAAACATTATCAACGTGGAAAGATTCAAGTTTGGGATTTCATAGCAGATCAAAACTTAGATTTCATTTTAGGAAACGTAGTTAAGTATGTGTGTCGTGCAGGTCACAAAAATCAAGAAGATGAACTTGACGATCTCATGAAAGCAAAAGCATACATTGATAAAAAAATAGAATTGTATCATGGCAGAACTTAAAGACTGGTTAAACTCTATCAACTTTACTAAAGATAATTTAGTAGAAGAAGATCCAAATGTGATTAAAGATTATCCTCCATATATTATTAATCGTTGTTTGTCCGGACATCTTGACTCAATCATGTTCGCAAATGAAATGAATAAATACCCTAACTTAGATAAAGACCTCCAATATTCATTTTATCTAAATACACTTAGGAAAAAAAAGAGATTTTCTCCCTGGCTCCGTAAGGATAAAGTCACGGATCTTGAAATCGTCAAACAATACTATGGTTATAGCAATGAAAAGGCATCACAAGCTTTAAGAATATTAACCCCTGACCAAATTAATTTTATTAAACAACGACTTGACACTGGAGGAATGAAATGACTGCGACTGCTGAACCAACCGTGCATTGGACTCAAGATCAGATGCTAGAGGTTGTATTAAATGAACCAGATGATTTTTTGAAAGTTCGTGAGACACTTACTCGCATTGGAGTTGCGTCTAGGAAAGAGAAAAAACTCTATCAATCTTGCCATATTCTACATAAGCAAGGAAAGTATTTTATAGTTCACTTTAAAGAACTGTTTGCATTAGATGGTAAACATGCTAATCTCACAATTAACGATGTACAACGACGTAATCGCATTACTCGTTTACTGGCTGATTGGGGACTTATCTCGATAGTCAAAGAAGATTCATGTGTTGATATTGCACCATTGAATCAGATCAAAGTTTTATCTTACAAAGATAAAGGAGATTGGATATTAGAACAGAAATATAATATTGGTAAAAAAACTAAAACAACCGAAACACCAGAATCAGAATAATTGAAAAAATTTATATTCGATGTTGATGGTACGTTAACTCCAAGTCGCCAACAAATGAACTTTGAGTTCATGTGCTTTATGATCAAATTTTGTTGCACCTATGATGTGTATCTTGTTACTGGTAGTGACAGAGCAAAGACTGTTGAACAGGTAGGACTTGATGTTTACAATAGATCAATAAGAGTATACAACTGTTCTGGTGCAGATGTGTATGAGAAAGATGTTAATGTCTACAAATCTAATTGGAAGATATCAGAGGAAGTAGAAAAGTTTTTACAAGATGAATTAGATTTTAGTCAGTTCCCTGTTCGTTGTGGTAATCATATTGAAACAAGACCGGGTGGTATTAATTTTAGTATCTTAGGTCGTGGAGAAGGTGTGAACTTACCAGATAGAGAAGAGTATGTTAAGTGGGATAGAAATACAGGAGAGAGAATATTGATTGCAGATAGATTAAAGAATCAATTTCCAGATCTTAATGTTCAGATAGGTGGTCAAACTGGCCTTGATATATCTGATAA